AGAAGAAATATATATGCAGTACCTTGTGTAAAAGGTGCTAATTCAGTAGATGCTAGGATAGCATTCCTTCAAAACCATTTAATAGTAGTAGACCCATCATGTGAGAAGGTCATCATGGAACTATCAAACTTTTCTTATGAAAAAGATAGAAGGACAGGTAAATACAGTGATGATAAATATACACATGAGTTTTCTCATGCTGTTGATGCATTAGGTTATGCTTACAGTGATATCTACACAAAAACAAGACTAAAAACAATAGACAAATCAGTACTAGGATTATAGGAGGCAAGAGATGTTTCTGATAGACAAAAATGCTGAGTTAACTCCTGCTTTTATTGGTAAATGTCTAGCACAGTTCCAAACTGCAGAGATACCTCAACTAAATAGGTTCTGAAAATATTACAAAGGAAACCAGAAGATTATGCAGAAGAAGGCTACTGATGTTGGTAAGCCTAATAACAAGATTGTTGTTAACTACTGCTATAACATTACCCATAACTATTTAGGTTATTTGACTGGTATTCCGATTAAATATACTAATGAAAACTTCGATGAAGTTATTGATATACTTAACTACAATGATGTAGCCAATGAAGACAGTGAATTATTAAGACAGGCTCTTATTTTTGGTAGGTCATTTGAAGTGAACTACATTGATGAAGAGGCTAAACAGAGATTTAGAGTACTTGATTCAAGAGAATGTGTACCTATTTATGACAATTCACTTAATAATGACCTGCTATATGTAATTAGATTCTTTAAGGAAGATGTTTTAGACAGACTAAATGAAAATTACATAGTTGAAGTTTATGGCCCTGAGACGGTTAAAACGTATCGCAGTGCTCCAGGCTTTATGAGTTTTGAATTAGTTAATGAAGAGTTACATTATTATGGTCAGTGCCCTGTAACAGTATTTAAGTTAAACAGTGATGAAGAAAGTATCTTCGCACAAATCATGACTTTACAAGATGGATATAACCAGTTAGTCAGTGATGAGGTAGATGACTTCGATGCATTCTGTGATGCTTATTTAGTATTAAAGGGTGTTGTTGCTGAGGAAGAAGATTTGATTAATATGAAGAAGAACAAGGTTCTTATGATGGACCCTGATGCTTCAGCAGAATATTTAACAAAGACAGTTTCTGATACTCAAGTAACAAATATTTTAAATAACTTCAATGAACAAATACATAAGATATCTAATTCACCTGACTTCTCTGATGAAAAATTCATGGCTCAATCAGGTATTGCTATGAGGTATAAACTTATCGGATTTGAGAATGCTGCAAGTGCCATTGAATCAAATATGAGAAAAGCATTACAGAGAAGAATTGAATTAATATCAGCAATATTAAATATTACAAACGAGGAACAGATGTGGAGAGATGTAACAATTAAATTTACTAGAAATCTCCCTAATACTTTAGTACCTGCTTCTGCTCAAGATATTAATGCTTACAGAGGTTTAGTTTCAGATTATACATTATTAGAACAGATTCCATTTGTTACCAATGTAGATGAAGAAATGAAGAGACTGGCTGATGAAAAGAAAGAGGCTATGGAACTCTATCCATTCAACAATCAAGAAGAAGTAGAGGAAGAAGAAGCCGATGAGTAATTACTGGATTGACAGAGAAGCCAGGCAACGAAAGTATTTATTAAATAAAGGAATCGATGAATTAAATACTGAACTAAAAAAGTGTTACTACAATATTTCCAGGAGAATAATGGTTGAAATGGAAAAGCTATACCTGGAGGTATTAGAAACTACCGATGGAAAAATATTAGTCAGTCACTTATATCAATTCAATCGATACTACGAATTACTTAACAAGATAACAGAAGAACTTAGGAAACTAGGTCATCTTCAAACAAATATTTTCAGAAATGCATTTGAAAATATGTACATTAATAATCAAGCCATAATAGGTGCATCATTTCATTTAAACTCAGAGATTAACTATGATGAAGTAGAAAAAGCAATTAATGATATCTGAGTTAATGATGGTCAGAGCTGGTCAGACAGAATATGGAATGATAAGGCAAAGCTTACTGAGGAATTAAGAGAAGGCCTGATAGACTGTTTAGCAACCGGAGCAAGCCCTGATAAATTAACAAAAAGAATAATGGATTCCTTTGGAGTTAGTTTTCATAATGCTCAAACGTTAGCAAGAACAGAATTAGCACACATTCAGAACGTATCAACCATTGATAAATACAAAAAGATAGGAATCACTAAGGTGAAAGTATTAGTCGATAAAAACTGTTGTGAAGAATGCACAGAACTAAAGAATACTGAATTCCCAATAGACCAAGCACCAATTCTACCAGTTCACCCAAACTGTAAATGCACATATATGGCAGTGATATAGAAGGAGATAAATTATGATTTTAATTAAAACCATTAAGTGGTTAGCATCAAAGAGACTTATTGCTGAAGTTTATGCAGAAGATGCTGCCAGCTTAGGCACAAAAATCGGTGACCTTACCATTTGCCCTGGTTCAAAGGCATACACAGGCGAAGGTAAAAATTATGTTCTTGGTTCACAGAAGTGGACAGAAATAGCAGGTGGAGGTTCTTCAGATATCCCATCTAGCGATAATGAGGAGTTCTAATATGCCAGAAGAAGTATTATATTCAATCTCTGATTCAAAGTTAACAGCAATTGCTGATGCTATTAGAAGTCAGACAGATGATGAACGGGCAATGACTACTGATGATATGGTAACAAAAATAAATTCTATGTTATCAGCTGTTGAACCATATATGGGTACAGATGTTCATGGAACTTTTGAATATATTGACCCTCAATATCTTTCTTTAGAATTAGTAGAAGAACCAGAAGACCCTGATTCAGGCTTCGACCCTACTGAAAGACCAACTTACATGTTAATGTATGACGGTGATTTGTTAGACCCAGAGGGTGGTATTCTTGCTAAACAAGGTGGTTATGATAAGCGTATTCATTCATCAGATATATCTGTTTGGATAACAATGGAAAACCCAGAAGATGAGAGAGATACTCATACTTTTGAAGGCCATTATTCTGATGGTATTTACTGTTTCCAAGACTGGGATGAACCAGCTGACCAGTATTCAATCCAGTTTGATAGCTGGCCTGAAGAACCTATTACATATAATTGTGAATTAATTGCTGCTTATTCAGGTTTAGATTTTGATTTAAAGAATAACAGAATATCAGTAGAGTTTGATTTTACTTTAGGTACTAACCCATTTGAAAAAGAAGAACCTGAAGAGTAGGGAGGTTAGACTATGTTCAATATAGATAAGAAGAAATTCAACAAGATAATGTTAACTCGAGGCGATAGTGCATCTATATTGGTAGAAATCTATGACCTCGAAGATAAGAAATATGACATTAAGCCAACCGACACGGTAGCATTAAGTGTTTGGGACCCAAAGACAGAAGAAATAGTTATTTCTAAGTTTGCTTCAGAAGACCATTACATTGTTTTTGCTCCAGCAGATACCAAGACATTAAGTACAGGACTGTATCAATATGATGTTCAACTTACAACTTCTAATGGAAACATTTACACTGTAGTACCACCAGCTATCTTTGAAATAACAAGTGAGGTAAGCAATTAATGGCACAGGTTAAGAAGTTAGTAGGAGTATTAAGTATTGCTGGAGAACCTATTGGTGGTGGAGGTTCAGGAGAAGTTACTTCTGTTAATGGTAAGACAGGAAATGTAGTACTTAACTATCAAGATGTACATGCATTATCTGATAGTACAGTAATTCCTGACAAGGTCAGCCAATTAACAAATGATGCAGGATATATTACTTCATCAGGATTATCTAGAGTAGCTACTACAGGTGATTACAATGACCTTATCAATAAGCCAACTATCCCAACAGTACCAACAGATGTCAGTGATTTCAATAATGATGCTGGATATATCACAGCAGGAATATTTAGTTTTGATTCTACTACCAATGAATTAACCATTACCACGGAGAATTAATATGCCACTTAAATTTAATGGTAATACACCTGAAACAGTAACATTCAACGGAAATGATGTTGAGAAAGTAATATATAACGGAGTAACAGTCTGAGAGAAAGAACAACCAACACCTACTACATATGCCGTTACATACAGTGGATTAATTGAAGCCTTCTCTCCAACATACTATTATAGACAATTATATGTTCAAGGAGTTGGTACATATAAATCAGGGTCAGGACAGGTTCAGCTTACACCTGGTAATTATATAAAAGTAACAGTAAAGGCAAATCAAGGATATGCTGCTGAAATATATTTAAACAACACCAGAGTAAAAAGAGATACTACCGGTAACTCTATAGAATATGTGTATACCCCTACAGGAAATGTTACTGTAACAGGTAGTGGTGGACCATATCAATCTAAGGTAGTAAGAATAACAACTTAGGAGGTAAACTAATGGACCAAGAAGAAGTATTAGTTGGTAGGATTTCCATTGCAGGTTTACCTGTATATGTGAATGAATTATACACTGGACCTTATGAGGTAACACCAAAACCTTATGATGTTCAGACTTTACAAACAATTAACAAGACATTACAAAACAATGTAACTGTATTTACTATTCCTTATTATGAAGTTTCAAATACGAGTGGTAAGACATGTTATATAGGTATGGAGGTTATAATAGATGCCTAATCAATATATTAATAAAGTCATTTATGGTGGAAACACCTTATTAGATTTGACTGCTGATACTGTAACAGCAGATAAAATATTAAGTAATTTTACAGCACATGATGCTAGTGGTGCTCCAATTACTGGTTCATGTAATTATGATGCAAATACTCAAGATGCTACAGCTTTAGTAGCCGAGGTATTAAATACAAAGACATTCTATGCACAGGGAGTTAAGAAGACAGGTACCATGCCAAACAATGGTGCTGTTGCTGGAGTTATTAGTAGTTTATCATCATACACAATTCCACAAGGCTACCATGATGGTTCAGGAACTGTAAGTATTGATAGTACAGATGTTGCAAAGATTATTCCAGGCAACATCAAGTCCGGGGTTGAGATTTTAGGAGTAACAGGTAACTATGGTGGAGAGAGTGTAGTTGTACAAGCAAAGACAGTAACTCCAACTGCATCTCAGCAGGTAGTTATCCCTGATAGTGGATACGATTATTTAACGCAGGTAACTGTTAATGCAGTACCTTATGTAGAAACAGATAATGCTGCTGGAGGCAAGACAGCAACAATTTTATAGGAGGTGTAAACTATGCCTAATAACCCTTATGTTAATAAAGTAGTTTACAACAACAATACCTTAATTGATTTAACTGGTGACACTGTTACTGCTGGAGAAGTACTTTCAGGTGCTACAGTTCATTTACCTGATGGAAGTACAGCAATCGGAACAATGGATTATAATGGTACAATCACTGGTACAATAAATGGTCTTGTTACTGATACTTACAGTATACCTAGTGGATATACTACAGGTGGAACAGTGACTCTAACTAGCTCAATAGAAGATGCCTTAGCATTAGTGTAGGTGATAAAGATGAGTATTCAAAGTGAAATCACAAGAATAAACACAAATATTGCTAGTGCATATAATGCAGTACAGACAATGGGTGGCACTTTACCTGCCACTCAGAACTCTGCTAACCTGGCAGAAGCAATTGCTACTTTAGCACCACCAATGTATACTCAATTGGATTACCTATACTCTCCAGGAAGTGGTGCTGCCTATATTGATACAGGAGTTATTGGTGGTGGAACTGTAGGATATGAAATAAAAATAAAAATTACAACAGTGTCACGTAATTGGGCTAGATATTATGGTGGTGGACCTGCTAGTTCTGATTTACCAGCATACCCAGTACTTATAAGTGACCAAAGTGGAACAGGAAATAAACCAATTACACTTACCTCTGTTGTTAATGGTGCCCAAACACACTACCACAGGTTTTATCCATCTAATAGTTTTCATACTGTTATTGTAAACGGTTCAACAGCTATATTTGATGGAAATACGGTTTCTACTTCTGCAATCAATCAGGGTTGAAGTACAGCAAAAACATTCAGATTGTTTACTACTGACTGGGCAGCAGGTGGAGGAGCTTGTTATATTGAATACTGCAAACTGTATGCAAATGGTACATTAATTAGAGACTATATTCCAGCAAAGAGAAATTCAGATGGTGTCTTAGGAATGTATGACCAACTAAATGACCAGTTCTATACCAATGGTGGTAGTGGCTCATTCTCTTATGGAAGTGAGGTAGGGCCTATTCCTGGAAAAATAGATGTACCATCACCGTCATCTTCGTCAGGAAGTATCGCTAATCAGATATTAAGAATCAATGAAAACATAGCTAATGCTTATGATGTTTGTTCTCAACTGGGAAGAACAATGCCTTCATATATGAATAGTGAAAACTTAGAACCAACTATCCTTAATACTCCGGGATATGAAATAAGATTTGAAAACTATGATGGTACATTACTTGATTCAGGTATTTTCTTTTATGGAGAGATGCCTATTTACTCAGGAACTACACCGAGAAAGCCACCAGATGCTAATTATGTCTATACTTTTAATAATTGGTCACCTATTTTAGCTCCTGTAACAGCAGCTACGACCTATACTGCAACCTTTACCTCTACAGCATGGTCACCTGTTATAACTAATTATGAATATACAGGTGATTGCACTGAAGATGACATTAGAGTTGGTGGTACTGACTACAAATTATTAAAACTTACCTCTGATGGTACCTTAACTTTCAATGGTCCAGTATTAGTTGATATCTGGGCCTGTGGTGGAGGTAGTAGAGGATTAAGAGGTACTGATATAACTGAATATACAGGTGCAGGTCCTGGTGGTGGAGGAGGATATTGTAGAGAAGAAGATGGTGTTTACATTACCTCAATTGATGTAAAAATTGGTCCAGCCAATGATTCAACAGGTACTATCATCACAGGAGATGCATCCTTAGATGCTGCTGGTTCTAATTCCAGCAGAAATGGTGGCTCTGGTGGTGGAGGAAGCTGGGTAAGACGCTCTGAGTTTCATGGAACTAATACTAGAGCTGTAGGTGGAAATGGTGACGGTCAATCAAAATATCCATTTGGAGATACTGTAAATTTCGAACCACATTGTGCAGGTGGTGCAGGTGGTACATTTAGTCTTGGATTTGGTATGGACCACTATAGTGGTGGCAGTGGTGGAAGTAATGGCAGTAATGGTGGTGATGCTCCAACTGACGAAGGAACTATACTACCTCCTGGTGGGTCAAAAGGTGGAGGAAGACCTGGACAAGATGCTACATTCTACGGCGGTGGCGGCGGCGGTTCCAGTGTTGAAAAACAAGGTCCTGATTATCTATACGTTGGTCCTTACGGAAATGGCTACCAGGGTGTTTGTTATGTTAGATATATTCCAATAACAGGATATGATGTTAATTGGAAGAACTATGATAATACACTTTTAGAAAGTGACAAATATATTTATGGTGATACACCTACTTATGATGGACCATTACCAGTTAGAGAACCTGATACTGAAAGATATATCTTTACAGGTTGGACACCAACTGTTGCACCTGTAACTGCTAATCAGAATTACACAGCAATCTATTCAACAAGTAGTAGTGATTTTACAATTACTTATTCAGGATTAACAACTCCAGGTTCTGTATCAAAAGAACGTTCAAACTATATTAAAGTTGGAAACACTTATAATAACTTAAGCAGTGGAACTATGACCTCATCATTAGGAGATACTGTTTCATTCCATCTAGTAACATTTGGTGGAGGTATGATTAACCACGCAGGTATTTACTTTAATGGAACACAAGTTTCTTATCAAAATAGTGTTGGTTATAGAGATGCTGTTGCTGAATATACTATTGATGAATTATGGGCTGATATTACAGTAACAGTCACACATTATGGTAATGGTGATGTTAGAATGGACATCAACTACATATAAAAATCATTGTATTTTATATTATAAAAGGGGTACCGAGTAGGTACAACTTTTCTTATTACATAGGAGGGTCATTTTAAATAATGGAACTAGCAGAAAACAAAACAACCGAGGCAGTAGAAAATACTGAATCAACTAACACTGAAAAGACCTATACCCAAGCAGAAGTAGATGCTTTACTTCAGCAGGAAGGTGATAGAAGAGTTTCCAGTGCTTTAAAGAAACAAGAAGCAAAGATGGCTGAAAGGCTAAAAGAAGCACAGAAGGTTGCTGCCATGAATGAGCAACAGAAGTATGAATATGAACTCGAACAAAGAGAAAAGATAGTTGCTGAAAAAGAAAAAGAATTAGCCTTATCAGAAATGAAAAACACTGCTTCAAAGATTTTAAGTGAAAAAGGCATCTCACTTTCATTAGTAGATTTTGTAGTTAATGAAGATGCCGAAGTCACCAACGCAAATATAAACTTATTGGATAAAGCATTCAAACAGTCAGTGAAAGAAGAAGTTGAAAGAAGATTAGCCAGTAAAGTTCCTATGAAGTCTTTACCTACTGATACAAGTCAGATTACTAAGGAGCAATTCTCTAAATTAAGTATTGCTGAATTAAGTAGGTTAAAGCAGGAACAGCCTGAATTGTTTAATGAAT